CTCGAAACGTTTTACCGCTCGAAGGAGTGGGAAGCGCTTCGGGCGCGGTTGCGTTTGGAGCGCGTCAACGAGAACGGCGAGATCATCTGCGCGGAATGCGGCAAGCCGATCGTTAAGGCTTATGACTGCATCGCGCATCATAAGACCGAACTCACCGAGGAGAACGTCAACGATCCCGAGATTACGCTCAATCCGGACAACATCGAGCTCATTCATTTCCGCTGTCATAACGAGCGGCATCACCGTTTCGGTGGCTTCCATCAGCGGGTCTATCTCGTCTACGGCGCGCCGTGTGCCGGCAAGAGCTCATTCGTCAGGGATCAGGCGTCAGCAGACGATCTGATCCTCGACATCGATGCGCTCTGGGAAGCGGTCTCGATTAACGACAAGTTTCACAAGCCGAAGCGCCTCGCTGCGAACGTTTTCGGACTTCGCGACGCGCTGGTCGACCAAATACGCACGCGGACGGGAAAGTGGCTGAACGCTTATGTCGTCGGGGGTTATCCGCTAAAAAGCGATCGTGATCGGCTCTGCGACCTTCTTGACGCGGAGCCGATATTTATCGACACGGATCGCGAGACCTGCCTCAGCCGCGCGGAGAATGATCAATGGCGCGAGTACATCAACGAGTGGTTCGACGCCTATACCGAATAATACCCGCCCCCCGTACGCTGCGGAAAATAATCGCTGCGGGTACTGGAGGGGGGACTTCATTTTATTGCGCGGCGCGTTTTTCATTTTTTTCTGAAAAATGCAAGAATCCCGTAAAATCGGAAAAACTCGGAGGAAAACATGACAAGACGCGACAAGCTCGAAAAAATCTTCGAAAATGTCGACGAGAATCAGCGCGCGCTCGTGGCGCCGCTGATCGACGAGGTGATCTTCCTCGAGAACAGGATGAGGGAGCTCCGGAACGAACCGTTCATCCGGTATCATCCAAAGGACCGCTCCATGCAAAAAACGACCGCCGCGGCGAAGCAGTACAAGGAATGCTCGCAGAGCTATATGAACGCGATCCGCATTTTGAGCGGAATCCTTCGCAACGCAGAAGGCGACGCCGACGACGACCTGTTGGCGCGGCTTGAAGAGTTCTCTCGATGAATCATCTTTTCGAATATTGGGATTTGATTCGGCGGAAAGAGGTCATCGTCGGGTATTGGATCCGGAAGGCCGTGCAGCAGTTGATCGAGGACGTTGACGATCCTCGATACATCTACGATACGACCGAATCGGACAAGCGGATCCGCTTCATGGAAACGCTCTGCCTGCAGTCAAAGGCGCCGTACTACATGAAGCCGCTGAAGCTCATGCCGTGGCAGAAGGCGTTCATCGAGGCGCTCTACTCGTTCAGGATGGCCGACACCGGCAAGCGCCGGTTCACTCGTGCGCTGCTCGAGATCGCACGAAAGAACGGCAAGAGCACGCTCCTCGCCGGCATCGGCAACGACGAGCTTTTCAACGGCAAGGGCGGCAGCGACGTCTGCTGCGCGTCTCTGGACGACGCGACGGCGAAGCTGATCTGGCGAGAGATCGCCGGCATGCGCGAGCGCCTCGATCCGAAACGCCGCCTCACGACGCCGACGCTGACGGAGCTTCGCAACAAAAAACGCAACATCACCGTCTCGAGGATGAGCGCGAAGACGCGCATGAAGGACGGACGCAATCTCGGCCTCGTATTCCTCGACGAGATCCACGACGTCAATGAGCCGAACGGCGGCAGTGAGATCGCCGAGGCGCTCTGGCGCTCCACAAGCGCGCAGGAAGAGCCGCTCATGATCGAGTGCACGACGCAGGGCTTCAACCGGAACTGCTATCTTGACGAGCAGATCAAGAAAGCGAAGGCGATCATCAACGGCGAGATCGAGAACGAGCATTATCTGGCATTTCTTTACGAGCAGGATTCCGAGCAGGAGGTCTGGCAGGACGAGAGCTCGTGGGAGAAATCGAATCCGTCGCTCCGGTACGGTGTCAAAAAGATCGACAAGCTCCGCGAGGACGTGAACGAAGCGAAGTACGTCAAGGCGACGCGGATCCATCTGCTGACGAAGGACTTCAACCTTCCCCAGAGCGGCTCGCAGACGTGGCTCGCTCTGGAGGACTATGACTACCCGCAGCTGGCGATCGATCTCGAATCCTTCCGCGGCTCCGTGATCCTCGGCGCGGTCGACCTCTCAGCCACGACGGACATGACAAGCGCGAAGGCGCTGATCATGAAGCCCGGCGATCGCACGAAGTACGTGCTGAAGCACTACTGGATCCCGGAATCGAAGCTCGAAGCGGCCGATGATAAGGAAGCCGGGGCGAAATACGC